GTTTATTTGCAGCATGATTCAAGAAACTAACGATTTGAAGATATGATAAACGGAACATTCAAATACCCGGAAATCCGCTTCTTCGGATACTTGCCGAAGCGGATACCCGAACCGTCGGAAACCCGGTTCTCCGACAATTCGGTGACGTATGGATTCAATGACTTCATGACGCAATGTCGTCATTCATTGCTTATCTGTTACATCACTTCAGCACTGAACCTGATGGGTGTCAATCAGCCTATATGTGTCATTACTGAAACGGAGGATGCTGTCCACATGGAAACTAAAAATTAAATCATCAACTATTAATACAGAAAGACAATGGAAATTGTATCAATCGAAAGAAAGACCTTTGAGGAATTGGTCGCCAAGTTCGACCGCTTCGTCAGCCGCATGGATGCCATCTGCCATAGGCACGGTGAAAAGAAAATGAGCGAGTGGATGGACAATCAAGACGTGTGCCGGATGCTCAACATCAGTCCACGAACCTTGCAGACCTTGCGTGATAACGGAACTTTGGCATATAGTCAAATCAACCACAAGACTTATTACCGTCCTGAAGACGTGCAGCGCATCGTCTCCATCGTGGAGGACAGACGAAAGGAAGCGAAGTTCAAAGGCAGGACTATCTGATAACCGAATAGAGTAATGACAATAACTCCACTAAATCCAAAGTAATATGAACGAACTGATTAACAAAGACAACGGGTGGATAATCCACTTCATGGGCAGCCTCGACCGCCTGCTGGACAATGTAGAGCATCTGACCGCCAACTACCGCCCGACACTGAACGGGGAGCGTTTCTTCACCGACAAGGAGGTGTCGGCACGGTTGAAGGTAAGCCGCCGGACGCTTCAGGACTATCGCAACGAGGGACGTATTGCCTACATCCAGTTGGGTGGTAAAATCCTCTATCGTGAATCCGACATCGAAAGGATGCTGGCAGACAACTACCGCTCCGCCTACCGACTGAAAGCACCCTGATTTTCTTGAAGGAGCACAGTTTACCGTCTGCCCTATGTTTGCGGCAGCAATGGCATACCGACAAAAAAAGAAAAAGGAACGGCTTACGGATGAAGCATCAATATTTAGCTTCATCCGTAAGCCGTTCCTTCTATTTCTTCTGATTTCCCGTCAGTCGCTTGTTTCCGTTGCCGGATGCCCCAAATGCGTGTGGCAGGCAGTGACAAGGTTTTCGGGCTGAATACGCTCAACCCCGTTTGAGGAAGATTCTGCCCGAAACGGCTCCGCCGCCCGACCTTGCCGATGCCGTCAGAGCCACACGCCACCTTTGCATCCGTGCATCGAGAACAGGCGGCTGACGGAATGAACATCAGCTATACCATAGGTTACTGCCCTTGCCACAAGAGAAGAACAATGTTATCGGAGTCCCTTTCTTGGTGGCGCATATTTCACTTATTACAAACCGTCTGAACAGGATACTTTCTTTACTGCATATCCTGAATGCAATGGCTATAATCATTTCAAGATTGTAAACGTCATAACTGATACCATCGGGTTGCCTGATATATTGCATTGTATCGGCTTCGCTCAACTCCTTGTTCTTGTAGATTGCCCGTATCGCCTTGCGGATGTCGCAAGAGAATACCCCGAACAGGTCGGCAATCTCAAATTGGGTCATCCATACAGGTACGGTCGGTATGGTGACTGCACCTGTTTCACTGTTTGTTATTATTCCTCTGTCCATTGTCATTTGATTTTAGTTTCATCATTTGCCGTACACTCCTTTTTCCATCCGCTGTAATTTCCGCATTTGAACACCCGTGACGGCATACCATCATCGGGTAAAGCGTATTTACCTTTGGTATTCTCGGACAGGACAGCCAAATCTTTACTCACTTTATGGTTGGTTATCTCGGCGTATATCTGGGTCGTCCGAATGGAATGATGCCCCATCATCTTGCTGATGGTTTCTATCGGAACACCGTTGCTCAGGCAAATCAGGGTCGCGAAACTGTGCCGGGCTTGGTAGAATGTCAAATGACACCCTAAATCACATTGTTCGGCTATGATTTTTAGGCTTCTGCACAGATTGCATGTCTGTGGAACGAAAAACAACTTTCCGTCCTTACCTTCACCTTTGTATTTCTCAATTATGCGAAGAGGTATGTCAAGAAGTTTAATATGGCACTCCGCTTTGGTCTTCTGTCGAGCGATGTGAATCCATTTGGAACCATCTTCTTTCGTGATGATATTGTCTTCCGTCAAGTTCGCCAAGTCAGCCCTGCCAATGCCCGTGAACACCGAAAAGACAAACAAGTCGCGTGTGTGGCACAGGCGGTAAGTAGGCAGTTTGACATTGAGCAGTTTTTCAAGCTGTTCCCTGTTCAAGTGGCGGTGGTTTACAGGCACTTTCTCAATCCTATGCCCTGCAAACGGGTCACGTTTCAGTATATGCTTCTTCAAAGCCAGCCGTGTCATCTTGTGCAGCAGGATTAGATAGTCATTGTAAGCGGAAACTTTTAACCTCAGTACGGTCGAGAAATAGAATGTGAAGTCGGTAATGAAACCCATCGTCAGCGATCGCAACGGAATATCCTCCAAATCATATTTGTATTTCAGAAAGTTATATATATGTTTGCGTGTGGTCAGATAACGGACATAGGAATGCCTTGTCCGGTCAATGCCCACACGTTTGGCGTATTCCTCGTTATGCTCATCAAACAATGACAGCAGCGTTTCTTTGACCTCCGACTTTCCCGTAACGGCATTCTTGATGATTTCCGCTGAGACGAAGCCATAGGAATCCACGTTCTTCCTGTAGGCGAACTTAGCTTTTTCCTCCAAAGCCTCCAGCAACGAGTTCAGCCTGTTCAACTCGTTTCTTTTTTCGCCGGTGATGGTTCCGGTCCTTCTCCCGTCTGTGAATACCTTTCCCACCTTTGCATCCCATAAGTCCGGCTCTATTTCCAGCCCTGTGGAATACTGGCTTATCTTCCCGTCAAGGGTGACACGTCCCATAATCGGGCATTTCCCGTTTTTCTTTACCTTCTGACGGTTGATGTAGAACAACAGTTTGAATGTGCTTCGCATGGCTTATCCCTCCATTATTTTAGTCATGTACTCCCGCTGCTTCATGCTCGGATTGATTTTCCGCCGGCTGTAGTCTTTCAGAATCGGCGACGGGGCGATGTCAATCCCTGACAAGGAAAATTTGCCACCGATAACACCGTTCAGGCAATCCACGTCCCGGTCTATCTTGTCCTGCGTGACTTTCGCATACCGCTGCGTGGTGGCGATATGCCGATGCCCCATGATTTTGCTGACGGTTTCTATCGGAATCCCCTGTGACAGGCAGATGATGCTTCCGAAGGTATGCCGGGCTTGGTGAAATGAGATCGGACGGTTGATGCCGCACATTACGGACATCTTTTTCAGATGCCTGTTCATGCTCTCTTTGGTCAGCATCGGAAGAAGTTTTCCGTTGCTGTCCATACCCTTGTACTTTTCGATGATGCTCAACGGTATCTCCATAAGCCGCACACATTCGGGGGTACCTGTCTTTTGTCTTTCTGTATGAATCCACATGCTACCGTCCTCCGCTTTCACCAGATTGGCGGCTGTCAGACTTCTCATGTCGCAGTAGCAGATACCCGTCCAGCACGAGAACAGGAACATGTCCCTCGTGAAATTACGGTTGGGGGTGTCATAGCTCATATTTGCAAATTTGTCAAGCTCGTCTTCCGTCAGATACATCTGTTTGAAGACGGGCTTCTGCGGGGCATAGCCCTTGAACGGACTGAAAGGGATGATGCCACGGAACACGGCAAGCATCATCACGCTTTTCAGACGGTTGATATGTCCGAGTATGGTTCTGGGCATGAAATGCCGTGCCGTGCGCATATACATATCAAACGCTTCGATAAAATTTTCATCCAACTGTTTGACGGGCATATCCGACACATGGTATTTCTCTTTCAGGAACTCACCAAGTATCCGGTAAGTATTCCGGTACTGGTAAAAAGTGTTTACCGCCCTGTTCACTCCTACCCGCAAGGCATAGTCACTGTTATGTTCTGCATAAAGTTTCATTATGGTATCCTGTGTTTCCGCCAAACCTTGAAACACGTTTCTGACTTCTTCCGCTGTCACGACATCCTGCATGTCGGCAAGCTCGTTGAACCGCTTCTGCAACAACAGCAGTACCCGTTCAATCTCCCTGTTTGCCATTGTCGCCACCTTGCTTTTACCTGTGCAGCGTTGGGCGGTGGCATTCCACAACCGTACATTGATTTTGAACTTGCACGCGAATTGCGAGATGGAATTGACCTTTCCCTTGACAGATATTCTGCCCATGAGTGGAGAGAATCCCTCCTTGTCCTGTCCGCTGCGCTTGATGTAGAGCAGCACTTTCATTTCTGTTTTCATGCGTTACTTTTTTTGATTGCAATATTACTCATACTTCGCCTGTTGAACGGTATGAGAATCAGGCAGAACGGCGCAATCAAAACCGGATGGGCTAAATCTGTCGGATAAGGGGATATTCTCGGATAAAAACTTCTTCTCTCTGACAGCTTAACCGCTGATTGACCGCATCTGAATGAAATAAAAACAGGTAATGACTTGGTAGCTGAACAGGTTCATTATTCCACCTGTCTTTGCTGTTTACCCTACTGTGCAAACCAACGTAATTTTGCTGTATTACAACGCCTTGCTGTTTGTTTGCTGTATTCCTCTATTGGTTGCTTTGATAGTTTTCTATCTGTTCACCGGACTGGCTATGCTGGTTGTCGCCTTTATCCCCGGCAAGACCGGACCCAACGCCTACGGGCCTGATCCCAAACCCGCCCCCACCTATGAGGGCTACGGTCAGATCTGATCGGTAAGTGGAAAGATCAAAAGAGAGGCTGTGTCAGGACTGGCGACACATCCTCTCTTTGGTATAGCGGGGTAGCTTGCCTCTCCTTGCCTCGCTCAAAACGCTTACATACAAACCTTTACAATGGAAGTGATCCAAAACAACAACACCGCCCCGCAGGGCGAAAATCTCTCCCTCTGGGGCTACTTTGTCCGCTGCATCACGAAGAAGTACTCCGACTTCTCCGGTAGGGCGCGCCGCAAGGAGTGGTGGAGCTATATCCTCTTTCAGCTACTCATCTTCATTGTGCCGGTGGTCCTTTTTGTGGCGACCTCTGTTGGAGAGATGATATCCGATCCCGACACAATGCAGTATATGTCACAAAATCCCGATGATGAGGAGTACATCTACTTTATGTCCGGGAACGTTTACTTCTGGGCTATGATGATCGTGGGGCTGTTGCTTTTCGTTCCTTGGCTTGCGGTTACTTGTCGCCGCTTTCACGATGTGGGACTCTCCACCGGACTCTTCTGGGTAGTCGGTGGACTGACGATCCTCAATAACGTCGTCGCTTTGCTTGTCATGATCGAACCAGGAGTCGTCCCCCATGCAGTGACAAGTATCAGTAAAATCCTTTCTCACCTAACAGGACTGGTGGTGCTGGTCGTCGCCCTTATCCCCGGCAAGGTCGGACCCAACGCCTACGGGCCTGATCCCAAGCCCGCCCCCACCTACGAGGGCTATGGTCAGATCTGATCGGTAAGTGGAAAGATCAAAAGAGAGGCTGTGTCAGGACTGGCGACACATCCTCTCTTTGGTATAGCGGGGTAGCTTGCCTCTCCTTGCCTCTCTCAAAACGCTTACAGACAAACTTTTACAATGGAAGTGATCCAAGACAACAAAACCGCCCCGCATAGCGAGGACCTCTCCGCATGGAGCTACTTCGTCCGCTGCATCACGACGAAGTACGCCGACTTCTCCGGTCGGGCGCGCCGCAAGGAGTGGTGGAGCTTTGCCCTCTTCCAGTCACTCATCTTCATAGCACTGATGATCCTCTTAGCGGCAACCTATGAAGTAGAGAGGATATTCGATCCCGACACAATGCAGTATATGTCACAAAATCCCGATGAAGAGGACCACATCGACTCGCTTATGGGTGGCAACGTATTCTTCTGGGCTATGATGATCGTGGGGCTGTTGCTTTTCGTTCCTTGGCTTGCGGTTACTTGTCGCCGCTTTCACGATGTGGGACTCTCCACCGGACTCTTCTGGGTAGTCGGTGGACTGACGATCCTCAATAACGTCATCGCTTTGCTTGTCATGATCGAACCGGGAGTCGTCCCCATGCAGTGACAAGTATCAGTAAAATCCTTTCTTACCTAACAGGACTGGTGGTGCTGGTCGTCGCCTTTATCCCCGGCAAGGTCGGTCCCAACGCCTATGGGCCCGATCCCAAGCCCGCCCCCACCTATGAGGGCTACGGTCAGATCTGATCGGTAAGGGGAAAAGCCAAAGAGAGGCTGTGCCGCAAGTCGCGACACAGCCTCTCTTTTAGTATGATGGGGGAAGCTTACTTCTTAGCCTTGCCCTGGTTGGCAACGGCATCCATCAGCTTCTTGATCGTCTCCGGATCGCCGAGGAAGTAGTCCTTGATCACGCGATAGTTGTCGGTCTCGTCGAGCTCAAAGACGTAGGGGATGCCGGTCGGGAGGTTCAGCGCGGGGATATCCTCGTCAGAGATCCCCTTCAGCACTTTGACGATACCGCGGAGGGAGTTGCCGTGAGCGGCGACGATGACATCCTCATTGTCCTTCAGCGATGGCAGGATCTCCTCGTGGAGGTAGGGGAGGATCCGCTCCACGGTCTCCTTGAGGCTCTCCGTGAGAGGCAGGTCCTTGGGGTCAACGTGAGCGTAGCGCGTGTCCTGGAAGGGGCTACGAGGATCGTCCTTCTCCAGCTCCGTGGGCGGTACGTCGTAGCTACGGCGCCAGACGTGCACCTGCTCGTCACCATACTTCTCTGCAGTCTCAGCCTTATTGAGCCCCTGCAGCATGCCGTAGTGCTTCTCATTGAGGCGCCAGGTCTTGCGGACGGGGATCCAGTCGAGATCCATCTTATCGAGGATGATATTGAGGGTCTTGATGGCACGCTTGAGGTAGCTGGTGTAGGCGAGGGTGAAGTGAAATCCATTCTCCTTCAGCGTCTTGCCGGCAGCGGCAGCCTCCTGGATACCCTTATCGGTCAGGTCCACATCGGTCCATCCGGTAAAGCGATTCTCCAGGTTCCACTCACTCTGTCCGTGGCGTACCAGTACTAATCTTCTCATACTTTGTCTCTAATTATTTTGTGAAAAAATAGGCCGTTTACTTCTCTCGCTCTGCAATGTAGTCGCACAGCCGGTAGAGCAGGTCGAGACTACGCCCCTCGGGGATCACCCGGGCGTAGTGCTCCTTCGCCTCGCTCAGGAGGCGATGCATCTGCTGCTCAGCGTAGTCGATCCCACCGTACTCTATGGCGAAGTCGGTCAGGGAGCGTATGTCCTCCTCACTCAGCTCGGTCTGTCGGAGCAGTCGTCGAGCGTGCTCCCCCTTGCGCCCGCTATGCTCCAGGGCGTAGATGAGAGGAAGAGTCACCTTATGCTCCCGCAGATCATTGCCGGCGGGCTTGTCCAGCTCCGGCGTGGGGAGGTAGTCAAATAGGTCGTCCCGGATCTGGAAAGCCATCCCCAGGCTCAGCGTCGCCTCGCTGATCTCGAGCGTAGTCTCCTCGTCCTTCCTACCGGCGAGGATCGCCCCGAGGGTGGCAGAGGCGGCCAGTAGGGAGGCGGTCTTGCGACGGATGATGTCGTAGTACCACTCCTCACTCGTCTCGGCCAGCTGTGCGGCATCGTCCTGCATCAGCTCGCCCTCCGTGAGCGACTCACCCACGTGGCTCAGGATCTGTAGCACGAGTGGCTCCTCCAGCTCCACGGCAAGGAGGATCGCCCTGGAGAGCACATAGTCCCCCATCAGCACCGCCTTACGATTGCCGAAGAGCACATGGAGCGCCTGAATCCCGCGACGTGTGTCGCTATCGTCGATCACATCGTCGTGGATCAGAGTGGCGATATGGATCATCTCGATAAATGTCCCGCCCCGGACCACCCGGTCCGAGATCTCGCCGTAAGCGGAGGCGACGACACCCATCAGCATCGACCGGAGTCTCTTGCCCGGGTGACGACGGAAAAGCTCCACCGCGTGGCGCAGCGAAGGGGAGTCACTCTCCAGCGTCTCCCCCATCAATTGGTCGATGCGGTCGGAGATGCAGGCGATATCCTCGGGGAGGTTGTCGAAGAAATTACTCATACTCATACTACACCACAAATTTACACAATTATTGCCGCTGGCTAAAACACTCCCGCCCGTAATCAGGGGTGACGCATTGAGCCTTACAGAAGTCATTCGAATGCGTCATCTCTGTCAATAAATTTAATCTATGAAAAAAGTATGCTTGCCAAAGATAATGCTTGTCGAACATAATAGGACCGGCTCGAAGTCTGATGAGCCGGGAGGGGGGGCGAGGAAACGGAGGAGGTGGATTGGTG